ATGTCGCGGTTTCTGGGCAAGCGTGATGGGTGGTGGCATTACGTGCGCCGGGTGCCTGCGATTTATGCCGAGCACGATAAGCGCGGCATCGTCAAACAGTCCACGAAGGTCCGGGTCGGAGATGATCCGCGCGGCGTGGTGGCGGCCAAGGTCGCGGCGAAGATCAATGCCGAGACTGAGGCTTTTTGGCGCGGTCTCTGGCTTGGGCAGTCCGACCAGGCGGCCCAGCGCTATGAGGCGTCGAGGCAGTTCACGCGAGCCATCGGCTTCGACACAATCCCGGCTGCCGATCTACTGCGGCGTCCCGACGAGGATATCGTGCGGCGCGTCGCCACCATCCGCGCCAAGGGCTACAAGCCTTCGTCGGACGCCGCCGATGCTGTGCTTGGCCTGATCGAGCCGCCCGAATTGAAGCTCTCCGGGCTTCTCGATGTCTATGAAGCGACACAACGCGCCTCGCTTTCCGGCAAGTCCGAGGATCAGCTGCGGGTGTGGCGAAACGCCAAGCGCCGCGCCATCGACCTGCTAATCGAGGTCGTCGGCGATCTTCGCATCGACGCACTGACGCGCGGTCACGCGCTCGACTTCCGCGAGCATTGGCAGGACCGCGTCGACGCCGAAGAGGTCGAGATCGACACCGCGAATAAGACGATCGGCCATCTCAACAAGATGTGGCGCGAGATCAATCGGCTGAAGCGGTTGGGCCTTGATCCGATCTTCGCCGAGCTGCGCATCGCCGGCGGCGGCGCCGGCCAACGTGCCGCCTACGAAGCCTCCTATGTGCAGAAGGAGATGCTGAGGGCGGGCGCCTTTGGCGATCTGAACGACGAGGCGCGTCGCGTCATCTTCATGGTCGCCGATACCGGCCTGCGCCCTTCCGAGGTCGTCAACCTGACCGCCGCGACCATCCACCTCGATCACGCCGTGCCGCATGTCTCCATCGAGCCGGACGGCCGGCAGATGAAGACGGACGATTCACGACGCACAATGCCGCTGGTCGGCGTCGCGCTGGCGGCCATGAAGAAGCAGCCCGAGGGCTTTCCGCGCTACCGCGACAACGCCAGCAGCCTTTCCGCCCTGGTCAACAAGATCCTGACCGACAAGAAGCTGCGCCCGACGCCGCGGCACACGCTCTATTCGCTTCGCCACTGCTTCGAGGATCGGCTCACCGCCGTCGAGGCGCCCGAGAAGCTGATCGCCGCGTTGATGGGGCACAAATACAGCCGGCCGAAATATGGGGCGGGACCGAGCCTGCAGCAGAAGAGGGAATGGCTGGAGCGGATCGCTTTCACGGCGCCTGACGACGTTTAGTCCTTCTCGTCGAACAAGCCAGTCTGGCGGGTAGGCGGCGCCGCAGGCACGAAGCGTGTGACCTCAGTAACCTTATACTTCGATGGTTTTCGATTCCCGGCGGCATCGACTTCCGTCGTGATCTCAAGCCTCACTTGATAGGCGTCATCCACCATGGCGCCGCCGCGCTGAATCGCCTCCTCGGCGATCGTGGTTGCAGAGATATCTGCATAGATAATGTCTTTGCCGAGCCGAAAGCGCCAGCTCGGAGCGGATGGGTCGTACACCGGCGAATAGACACTAAGCCATGCGGGGGTCTCTTCAACTTCAGACTCGTGGTCCCGCGCATCGTCGATGCCTGCGTTGCAGGAAGCTACGATATCCTTGACCTCCTCATGGGAGATCTCGTCCACGATCCTGTGCCCATTTTTCAACTGAACGGCGTCGAACCCGTCGCGGCCAAGCGGTAGGAATGCATCCTTCGTCGCCTTCAGCGCGGTGGCATTTTCAGAAAGCTTGTACACGCTCTGGTGGATGTGAACTGTGTTGCCGTTCCCGGCCACCCGGACCTCGACAAGCCCGGTTTCATCTGCGTCGGTTACTGGTGTCACCGATTCAACCGGTCGCCCCTTCTTCCAACTCAAATACCGGAGATAGCCCATGCCGACGGCTGAGGCGGGTCCGCCAATCAAACCGACCCACTCCAATACTTCCTTCGCGGATTTGACATTCTCTCCGCCGAGAAAAGCAGTAACTTGGTTGTACCAGCTAACGAGCAGCTCAAAGTTTACGTGAAAGCACTTGTGCTCAAAATCGGAAACGACAAGAACCTTGGATGTCGATTTCTTCCCATTGAACTCGTTATTCGCCTCTCTCAGCAGCTTACCGAACGCTAACAGCGCCGGCGCGAGTGTCTGCACGTCGATAGAGTGATCATCCTTGCGGTCTGTGCCTGCGTAGGCCACTGCGAATTCGTGCCTGCTCATGGCTGGCTCTTCTGCTTCAACCAATCCAACTCCCCCCAGTTTGGGGCAGAGGATTGCACAACCATGGGGCGAGGCAAAGTCATCGAAAGGGCTTAGCCTGAACGACCGCGTGCAGCGGCCTCAAGGATCGCTTTCGCCCTGGCGACCGGATCTTGACGGGTGAGGAGTCCGTCGCGGCCGGCGATGACCTTTTCGAGGAAGGGGGCGAAGCGCTCGCCATGCGCGACGACGCATTCGGCCAGGTAGATCACCGCGTCTTCGTAGTCCTGCAATGTCGGCCGGGGATGCGCGGCGCGGGCCATCAGTCGACAGCCTCGCAAACGGGGCGGTTCGCCAATTCGAGCAGCGCGTCGGCATGGCAGGGCGCGCCGGGCTTGCACCAGCAGGCCAGGTTCTTGCCGCGCAAATTCTGCAGGTGGCCGAGGATTGCAGCCTTTCGCGCATCGCTTTCCGGGCCCTGCCACCAGTCTCGTTGCGGCGCCGGAAGCGGGCGAAGCCAGTCGCTGAAACACTCGACGACGAAGGCCTGTGCGGTGTCCACCGTTGCATAGCCGCTCTGGATCGCGCGCTCGACCGTAAAGGGGTTTCCCCAGAACCCCGGCCTCGCGACCTTGACGGCCGGCAGGCCGTTTGTCGCCAGCGAGAGTGTCTGCAGGTTGAAGCCCTTACGGCGTGAGAGTTGAAGGCGGACGGGATCAGGCATCGCCGTTCCCCTGCCCGATTTGCTTGGCGTTCTTTTCGAGCACTTTGCGGACGTTCACGACCAGGCGGACGCCGTTCATGATCTGCTTCGCCAACTCGGCACGCGCCATCGCATCGGGCACGCTGATCTTGCCGGCGCGGAGGTCCGTCAGGTCGGTGGCGAGCCCGCCGATCACATCCTCAAGCGAGAACCGATCCGAGATCGGCGTCGTGTCATCGCGCGCGCGCATGGCGGGCCTCATGACTGAGCTGATCGGTGATCGCAGCGAGGCGGCGCATGACATACAGATCGCCGCGGCTGATATTGAGGTTGTAGCCGACGCCCCGCGCATAGTTGACGCAGTAAACGCAGACGAGCTTTGCCGATGGCCCGTCGCCGCTACGCCGCCCTTCCTCGCGCGGCTCCTGGCAAACGACACAGGTGAAGTCGATCTGGGGCGGAAGCCGATGCGGCCGGCGCTGGGCGAGCTTCAGCTCGACACCGCGCAGGAAGGCCTTGCACTCGCCATCGACGAAGCGGATCTGAATCTTATCCTCCTGCTTCATCGCCGTGCCTCGGGCATGGCGTTGTGCTCGGCACCGTCGAGGAGGCGGCCGGCGGATTTCTTGCCGTAGTGCTGGACGATTGCACCGTCGGGAAAGCGGTGGAACGACGGGCCGCCGGCATCGAGCGTGGCCGGATCGAAGCCCCATTCTCCCCATTGCTTGAAGAAGAACGCCGTGCCGGCGGCTGCGCACTGGTCGCGGATCTGGCGCGGCCAGTCGGGATGCATCGGCCGGGCGCCCGGCCCGCTCTCGCCGCCGACGATGATCCAATCGAGCTTGGCGCACGGCGCGGTGAAGTCGTCGCCCGACTTACCGCCAACGGTATGCACGCCGGCCAAAGCATCGCTGTGGTAGTGAGCTTCCGCGCAGAGATCCGTGAGGCGCCCGAAGTTGATCGGCCCGAGCAGCGGCTCGGCGCTGACGAAGCGGATCGCCGCCTGCGTCGCCAACAAGTCGGGCACGCGCTCGTCGGCGCGCTTCTGATCCTCGGCGCTGACCCCGAGCCAGACGTTGGGGAGCGGCCAGGGCGGATTCCGATAGCCGCGTTCCAAGTTGAACCGGGCGGCGGCAGCGTTCCACTTGATGATTTCCTCCTGCGACGCTCGGCTCACCGATGATTTGCGTGCTGGCGCACCCTCCATGCTGCGCAGTGCAGCGACGACGCCTTCTTTGGCGGCATCCATGTAAGCCCGCATCCGCTCAGCCCGCTTCGTGAGCACCTGAAAGGTGTGCTGCGGGCACAGCGCCATGACCGCGACGACGCGATCGATCCATGCCTCGGGCGTGTCCTCGTGGAAGAGATCGCCCATGCTGTTGACGAAATAGGTGGTCGGCTTCCGACGACGCAGGGGCTCGGTCAGGATGCGATCCGGCGCCAGCGTCAATTGCCCGGTCCAGACGGCCTTGCCGTTGACGCGCCGCGTCATCGCTTCGGCCGGCGCACCGGCCCATTTCCGGCCGCGATAGACGCCCTTGAAGCGGTCGGCCATGCCCATGGCGTAGCAGTTCGTGCAGCCTGGCGAGACGACCGTGCAGCCGACGATCGGGTTCCAGCTGCGCTCGGTCCATTCGATCGAAGTATCGCCCATATCAGCCTCCGGACAGGACGCCGGGATAGGCGGATTGGATCGCCTCGCGCAGGTCGATCACGGACGCATCATCCGGGCAGTTTTCGAGGAAGCGCAGGGCGAAGCGGGCGGTCATGCGCTCGTCGTGGAGCGTCGGGTGCTGGCGGCTGCCGTTGAAGCGCTGGCCGGCCTCGCCGTTGCCGGCGAGCGCGCCGATGATCTCGTGCGCGTCGATGTCGGATTCGAAACTGTAGCGACTAGCCATGGCCGGGCACCTTTCCAACTTCGATCATGACGGGCGGATGCTGCGTGCCGAGCACGCGCAGGATGATCGGCGCGCCCTGAACGATCGCGGCGATCTCGTCCGGGGTCGGGAGCCACGCGGTTTCCATGGCCGGCGTGCCCGGCCCACCGACCGTGCAGTTGATCACGACGTCGCGCAGCGGCAGGCCGAGATAGCCTTGGCTCTTGCCGAGCACGCGCGTGGCGCCTTCGATTATGCCGATCTGCATGGCTTCGCCTCCGGCGTCGGGTCCGGCCCGCGAACGTGGCCGATGATGAGGGTTGCGAGGTCGGCGCCGCGGCGCAGCACCGGAAAGGAGGGGCCGAGGTCGCGCTCGAAGCCGAGCGCCTGCCATTCGGCGTATTTGCTGCTCCAGCGCAGCAGCCACATGGCGCCTGTCGCATCGGTGCCCAGATACTGGCCGGGCGCGCCGGGCGCGGGCAGGCCGGGCGTCATCTCGATATGGACCGGGAGGGGCGTCGTCATGCCTGCGCCCTCCGGTCGCTCAGCCGGTCGATCGCGCTCCCATTGATGAGATACTGGTTCGGCTGGCCGACCGAGGGTTTCCCGTGCGGGATGATAGATACGACGTCCGCAGCCAGGAGAGCGCGGAGGGCCGCCTGCACGTCCTGCGTGGAATAGCCGGTCATCTCTGCCAGCCTCGCGAGCGTGGGCCACGCGAGGCCATCGCCGTCCGCAAAATCCGACAGCACCAGCAGAACAAGCTTCTGTTCGGGCGGGAGAGGCGCGCGCAGCGCCTTGAACAGGAGTGGAGCGCTCATGCGACCTCTCCCACGGCCTGCATGTAGAGATCGAGGATGGCCTCGTTTTCGCGCCGCTCGTCGATGTCGATCTTTCGGAGGCGAACGACCTGGCGGATGATCTTGGGGTTGTAGCCGTTGCCCTTGGCCTCGGCGTAAACCTCCTTGATATCGTCACCGATCGTCTTCTTCTCCTCCTCGAGGCGCTCGATGCGCTCGACGATGGATTTGAGCTGATCACCCTGGACCGGATCGTCCATGTCGCCTCCGGAATTGCTGGGATAGGTCATGGGGCCGCTTCCGCCGCCAAGCGCCGCTGAATGCGGCAATGCTCGATCTGGCGCAGCTTGCGCGTGCCGATGGCAACCAGCACCTCATCGCCGGTCGCGATGTTGGCTCGCGCCTCAAACTCGACCGGGCCGAACTCGTCGGTCAGGACCGCGCCGGCCTCGATCGCCGTTGCTTTCATGGCGAGCGCGATATCGAAATGAACCCACGATGCATGGCGATGCTTGCCGAAGCTCAGCTCCGGGTGGCCCTGAATCCACTTGCGCGCGACGCCGATGCGATCGGCCATGGCGAGCAATTCGTCGAGCGTGTCGGCCCACATATGGCACATGACCATGCGGCCGAACGGATGCCGGACGTCGTCGACATAGACGCTCACCGTCCCGCCTCCAGCATCACGGCGCCGATGCGCTCGCAGGTATGGGCGACGAGGGCGAGCAGCTCGGTGCGGCGGGCGTTCAGTGACTGGCGGGCGTGCTCGCGCTGCTCGAGGCGCTTTTCGGCGGCGGCAAGGCTGGCCTCGGCGCGGGCCAGCGCCTGGCGGCCATCGCGGATGGCGGCGCTGTCCTGCAGGATCTCGCTACGCAGTTTCTCGGCCTCGGCATCGAGCATGGCGAGCGCCGTCTCGACCTCGCGCAGCACGACCTCCGCCGCGACGGGCGGTGGCGGCGGCGCCGGCGCATAGTTGCGCCCGGCATTGAAGGCCTCGCCGAGTGGCGTCGGCACGGCGCAGCGGCGCTCATCGTCATAGAGGCCGCGATAGCTGGCGATGGCGGCGAAGCCGCGCTCGGCCAGCGCCTGCACCGTGCGCTCATTGACCGGCTGATGCGGAAAGGCGCGGCTATACCAGGCGCCATTGGCGGCGCGGATCAGGGCGCCGCTGCGCATGAGCCGCAAAGCCGTACGCTGCGGCGTGGTCAGCGGCGGCAAGGGCCGCCCTGCCCCGATCTGCGCCGCCGCCGTCACTGGCGCACCTTGCTGGCGTTGCGAGCGATCTTCTTCGCCGCTTCCAGATGGGTGGCGATCTCCTCCTTCGTGAAGTCGATCAGGAGATCGTCCTCGGTCACGCCGCCGGCTGAGGCGGTATGATGGGCGAGGAAATCCGCCATGCGGGCCGAAACGGAGCGCTGCGGGGCAGAGCGGCAAACAGAGATCGGGGGATGGATCGACATGGCTGGTCCTTTCAGGCGCCGGAGAGAACCGAAGACCAGATGAGGACCGCGTAGAGGAACGCGCCGAGCGCGCCGATCTCCGCCAGCGTGGCGAGGTTGCGCCGGCCGATCAGCCTCTCGGCATGCTCGGTCGGGGAGACATCATCGCTGGGGAGGTAGCAGGCCGGACGAACGCACATGGCAACGCCTCATCGGGTTTCGATGGGCGCAACATGATGCGGAAAATGAACCGCGTCAATACAGAATGCGGAAAATAAAACGCACTACTGACAGAGGCCGGCCATCCAGTAGCGAGCCGGCGAGCAAACGGAACCGCAATGACTGGGAGCGGCGTTCATTGTCGGTCAGCTGCGCAAGGCCTTGCCCGACTTGATCTGCCTCAGCACCGATCTTCTCGCCTCGTTGGCGATCGAACGCACCTGCGCTGCAGGGATCGCTGCAATGACCTCGCTGAACAATACGACCGGGACATCCATCATCTCCGGGGCGTTGTAGCTCATGAGATGATAGAAGCCGGGCTTGGTCCCTTGAAGAACACGCTTCAGATAGCGCGCGCCCTCTACCGTTTCGACAGCCGCGGTATGCCCGATTACGCCCCCAGGGTGATCAGCAAAGCGCGAGCAGACAATTACATCGCCCGAATCGTACTTGGGCCACATGCTTTCGCCTTGAATCTGAAAGGCCAGCGCATCGTCAGGCAGCGGAAACGGCACCTGAACCTCAAAGAGCGGCTCATGATGGGCGACTTGAGCGCTCGACGTGTCAATCGATCCCCCGGCGCCGATGTATCCGTACACGCCGACGACACTGAGCTCCGGCGCCGCGCCGGGGCCATCGCCGATTCCGTAGGCTAGCCACTCGGGCGATACGGAAAGCGCCCCCGCGAGCTTCCGAGTTGTGTCGACGGTCGGCGAAGAATCAGGATTCCGCATGATACCTCTGATCGCATCCGGGCTCATGCCGGCGGCGAGCGATGCGGCGCGCGGCGTCAGTCCCTTTGCCAGAAGCGCCTGCTCAATCCTGTCAACAATGGTCTTTCCCATGTGCGGAATTCTATCCGCACGCGAAAAGGCAAGTGAGCGGAAAATAAACCGTTGACAGATGCGGAAAATGAACCGCATCTATCGCCGCTATGGCGAACCAAATCGAACAGCTGCTGACCGTCGTGGATGCGTACTGCGCAGCGCGCGGAATCTCCGAGGCTCGCGCCTCGACGCTGATCTTCAATGGCGGCGGCCGCATCAAGCAGCTGCGCGATGGGCGCGACATCGGGGTGCTGACTTCGCTGAGCGCACTGCGGTGGCTGTCCGACAATTGGCCGGAGGAGGCCGAATGGCCTTCTGACATTCCACGACCTTATTCGATCTCAAAAGCCGCCGAGGCCGTCTCGGCTTGCCACCCCTAACCGCTGCCCTGTCCCGGCGCAGCGCGTATCGCGCGGCGCCTCACAACCGAGGTTCCTTCGATGCGGGATGCCCCGTTCTATCGTCTCAAGGCCGGCGCCGCCGATCTCGTCTCCCGCTGCGGCGGGCAGGCGCGGGCCGGCGAGATCATCGGCGTGTCGCAGCAGCAGATCAGCCGCATCTGCCAACGCGACGACGGCGCGATGTTCAGCATCCGCGCCAAGCTCGACCTCGAAAAGGAATGCGGCGCGCCCCTCCTGACCGCCGTCGAGGCCGATCTGCTCGGCTTCCGGCTGGAGCGGACGGCGCCGCGCGCCCCGGAAGCCGCGCGGGGCACGCCGTTCTCGGCCCATGCGCAGGTGATGATCGAGGCGGCGGACGTCGCCCGCGTCTTCGCGCATGCCGTCGATGACGGGGTCTATTCGGCCACCGACGCCGTGAACTGCGGCAAGGCCCTGTCCGACCTCAAGCAGTCGATCGAGGCCTTCGAGCGGATCAACGCCAAGATTCAGGCCGGGAGCGCGACGTGAGCGCCCGCCCCTTCCCTTCCCCCCTGCCGGCTGCCGCGAACGCGGCCGGCCACCTGCCGCCGGCGCGGCCCAACTTCGCGCCGGCGGTTCTTTCTCTTGGAGCGCGGCCATGACCGCTCGGCACGGCGACTGGATGCAGACTTTCACCGGGCGGCAGTTCTGGCCCATGGACCCGCGACCGGAAGAGGTCGCGATTGCGGATATCGCGCATGCGCTCTCCTTGGCCTGCCGCTATGCCGGCCACTGCCGCCGCTTCTATTCGGTGGCGGAGCATTGCGTGCTGATGGCGTGGGCAGTCGAGCCCCGGCACCAGCTCTGGGCGCTGATGCATGACGCCTCGGAAGCCTATCTCGTCGATGTACCGCGCCCGCTGAAGCCGTATCTGCCGGGTTACAAAGTGGCCGAGGCCGCTGTCATGCTGGCGATTTGCGCGCGCTTCGGCCTTCCTGCGGAGATGCCCGCGGCCGTGCACGCGGCGGACAACCGCATCCTGCATGACGAGCTGGCGCAGGCTATGGCGCCGCCGCCGATGCCCTGGAACCTGCCGGGCGAACCGCTCGGCGTGACGTTGCAGTTCTGGGAGCCGCAAAGAGCCGAGTTCGAGTTCGTCAGCCTGTTCGACCGGCTGACGGAGCGCCGCTTTGCCGCGAACGGGCATTTCCCGGTTCAAGGAGGCGCCGGCGGCGGCGCGCGTCATATTGATGGCGCATCCCATGGCTGAGATGATCGCCATCGCGAAGCTGAGGCGCGACGGCGGCACACAGCCGCGCGCCATGCTCGACCCGGCAACTGTCGATGCTTACGCCGACGGCGTGCGCGAGGGGGCGAGCTTTCCGCCCGTCATCGTCTTCCATGACGGCACGAACCACTGGCTGGCTGATGGCTTCCATCGCACCGAGGCGCATGCCGTCGCCGGCTGCGAGGAGATTGCCGCCGATATCAGGACGGGCACGCAGCGCGACGCCGTGCTCTTCGCCTGCGGCGCCAACGCCACCCATGGCCTGCGCCGCACGACCGAAGACAAGCGCCGGGCCGTCATCCTGCTGCTGTCCGATCCCGAATGGGTGCGCTGGTCCGACCATGAGATCGCGCGGCGCGCCCATGTCTCGCAGCCCTTTGTCGGCAAGATGCGCGGGCTCACTGAAAACGTTGTCAGTGAGCGCAGCTTCACCACGAAGCACGGCACCGTCAGCACGATGGACACGGCGGCGATCGGCCGGAACGCCGCGCATATGGCGACGCTGCGCTCGGTGCCAGTCGCCGCCCTGCATCAGCTCGTCAGCGAGCAGCATCGGGCGAAGCAGGAGGCGAAGAAGGTCCGCCGCGAGGAGCGCGAGCTGCAGCTTGGCGCGAGGATTGCCGGCGGCAATGCCGAGCTGATCGCGGCCGGCGCAGCGGGCAAGCGCTACGGCGTGATCTATGCCGACCCGGAATGGCGCTTCGAGCCCTATTCCCGCGAAACCGGCATGGACCGGTCGGCGGACAACCACTATCCGACCTCGCCGCTCGAGGTGATCAAGTCCCGCCCGGTCAACGAGATCGCGGCGCATGACAGCGTGCTGTTCCTTTGGGCGACGCGGCCAATGCTGCCGCAGGCGCTCGCCGTGGTCGAGGCCTGGGGCTTCGCCTACAAATCCTGCACCGTCTGGGGCAAGCGGCGCGAGGGCAACGCGCGCGGCCCCGGCTACATCTTCTCCGACGAAAGCGAGCTGCTGCTCTACGCCACGCGCGGCAATGTGCCTGCGCCGGCGCCGGGCGCGCAATGGCCCTCGCTGATCATCGCGCCGGTCGGCCGGCATTCGGAAAAACCGCACCGCTTCCGCGAGCTGATCGAGAGCTATTTCCCGAGCCTGCCGAAGATCGAGATGAACGCGCGGGCGGCCTATCCGGGTTGGGATGTGTTCGGGGCTGAGGCGCCGGCGGCGCAGGCTCCGGCGCTGCTCGGCCGGCCCGTTCCCGCTGAACTTGACGATATCGCGGCTGTCTACCTGCCGGCGCTGCCGACTAGGAGGCGCGCGTGATGGCGCTACTGCATTTTACCTTCAACTTCAGCCAGATCAGCTCGTGCCTTCCGAATCTGAGGCTGGAGCGCGACCGCGAGGCCGTGAAAAATCCCTCGGAGGTCAGCAATCTCGCCATCAACTATCGGAAAGCAAGAGCGCCACGTTGTTCGTTCGCCAACTCGCCCGGCGCTCATCATTTTTCTGGCCGTGTTTATGTAATTGAAAAGCATGGCGTAAAGATTCTCCGGCGGCCGAACTTGGGCCGACTCGGTTATGAATTGTGTGAGAGACGCTCTCTCTGCGAGCGTTTTCAGTTCATCCAAGCGAGCAATTGCGGCATCGATCTCCTGCATGCTCACCATGGCCCATGCGGAATTGCGACTGAGCAGCTTTTCAGTCTCGTGGACTTTCCGCGCGATGCTCATGTATTGCTCTGCTTCTGCCTCTACCCTCGCCAAACGATCCTGATATGCGGACCGCATTGCGACCGCACTCTGCCGCGTCATTTCGCGAAGTTGCTGGAACACGGGCCGGACAACGTAGAGAGCAACGGCCGCGCCAACGAGTGCCGCGAAGGTCGTCTGGTATCGGTTCAGCCAGAACTCAAGGCATCCGAAATCGAAGTCCTTTGCACCGCCGATCTGAGCTTTCGCGGCTTTGCACGCCGGGGCCGTAATATCGTTAGCGATTCCCAGGGCTATTGCACCACCGATCATTACCGCGAACAGCGCGACGGCAAGTCCTTCGTCCCGGCTCATTGTCTTACCTTTCGCCGCAATCTAGCGCGCCTCCGGCGACATGGCGCGCTGTGGCGCTTCAATGCCCTGCGCCTCTTGCTCGAAGCGGCGCACGTCGCTCCACTTCTGTCGGCTAAGCTGCTCCAAGGCCATCATGAAACTGATGGACTGCTCATCGGCTTTCTCCATGGCGGCTCTGGCCAGCGCGGCCTTGCGCGCCGCCGCATCGGCGCGAACAGCATTGCGCTGTTTCGAAGCTCCCATGATCCGCAGATCGTCGATGTAGCCGCTTACGGCCTGAGAGCAATGAGCGCTCGCCGCAGAGAACTGCTTTCGCAGATCGGAAAATGTAGCCTCACCGATCTGGCGTCGATCATTTTGGCGCACCGTTTCGCCGTGTCTGCGTTGGCTCTCGAAGTATGCCTGTGCCTCCGGAAGCAGATGCTCCGCCATCTCGTTATCTTCCGTGTGCATCTCGAAATCGTAGAGCGCCAGTGCAAGATGGTGGCGACCATCTGTGAGTCCGATCACCGCGCTGATTTCTCGGTCGATCGCTTCGGCAAAATCCTGCGCGAGATCTTTTGCGCCTCTGGACGATTGTTTCCGGGCTTCCAGCAGCTGTGCGATAGCAGCATCAGCCTGCGCTCGTGCCGCCGTCGCCTGATCTTCTGCCGCATAAGCAGAGCGTTTTGCCGCAACGGCCGACATAACGCCGTAGAAGGCAAGAACGAACGTGATGATCTTAATCAGAGCGTCGAGCCAGTCCGGCATTTCATCCCCCAGAGATTGACTGCTTCTAAGCAGGTTGCCGCGCCTTTTGCGAGGGCGGCATGACTGCGCAGCCGTTCCATCTTGAGCCGACGCCACCGCCGCGGACGCGCAGGCGGCGTGGCGGCTGGGCATGGGGAGCCGTCGACGCGGCGAAGCTTCGTGTTCTATCGCTTGGGGCTGGCGTCCAGTCGACGACGCTCGCACTGATGGCCGCCCATGGCGAAATTGGCCCCATTCCCGACCTGGCTATCGTCGCCGACATGGAGGAGCTCGACGCCACCGAGGAAAATCTCCGTTTCCTTGCGTCTGGGAACGTCCTGCCGTTCCCCGTCGTGCGCGTCAACAAGGGGCGCCTCCTGTCTGACGATCTTCGCGCGCGCTGTGTGCCAGGCAATCGCGGCGTCTCGATCCCGTTCTTTACGTCCAAGGGGCAGGCGCAGCGACAATGTACACGCGAGTTCAAAGTAGAAGTCGTGGAGGCGGAAATCCGGCGGCAGCTGGGCTTCCGGCCGCGCCAGCGCATCCCGACCGCCTCTGCTGAGGTCTGGCTCGGGTATTCGACGGACGAAGCAGTGCGAGCGGGTGCAGCCTTTTCGCCCTGGGTGGTCCATCGCTTCCCGCTCCTTGAGCGCGGAATGTCGTTTCAAGACTGCGTCGCATGGCTGCGGCGGCACGGATATCCTGTTCCGCAGCGGAGCAAATGCGTGTTCTGTCCGTTCCGCACAAACGCTGAGTGGCGGTGGATGCGGGAGCATGAGCCTGCGAGCTGGGCGAAGGCTGTCGCTGCCGATGAGGCGGTGCGGGCGCATGGCCAGTTACGGGTTCAGGGCTTTCTGCATCCGAGCCTGAAGCCGCTCCGTGCTGCCGACCTGTCAACTGCTGAAGAGCGCGGCCAAGGCACGCTGATGATCTGCGAAGCGGGGTGCGGTCTGTGAGCGCTGCCCTTCTCGGCCTCGCCCTCAAGGCCAAGCTGCATTCGCAGACGCGGAAGATGGTGCTGATCAAGCTCGTCGACTGCTGCCACGAGGACGGCACGCGGATCTATCCCTCGCTCGCGACCATCGCAGAGGATGCCGAATGCTCGGTGCCGACCGCGCGCCGCGTGATGCAGACCTTCGTGCGCGTCGGACTGCTGCGCCTGGTCAAGGAAGGCGGCTCCGGCGCCAAGTCCACCAACCATTACGAGATGGATGTCGACCTGCTGGCTCGACTGCGGCGGCGCGAACTCTGGCCCGCGCTAGAGGCGGCGGCGGCGCATCAGCCCTTGCCCGATTGCGACGATGACGAGGCGCCCGACCATGCATCGGACGCCGGGGCCGGCCGGGTCCAGTCGGGTTCGTCATGCGAAAATAAGGGTATCACGGTGGAAGGGTATCACGGTGATAGCCTTCCAAATCAGGCGGAAGGGTATCATCAGGGTGATACCCAACCCCTTAGTTATAACCCTTACTCTGAGAGAGAGGGTGCGCAGGGGCGCGAAGGCACGCCAGCGATCGAGCGCGAGCCCGAGCGCAAGCCGACCGCGACGCTCGACGACTTCCGCAAGGCGTATCCGCATGCCGGTGCCGACGATCAGGCGGCGCTGGCCTCGGCCTGGGAGGCCGTGCCCTTCGCCGAGCGGCAGGCGGCCATCGACGGCATTCCGGGCTTCGTCTCCGAACGCAAGGCGGCGGGCTTCTCCAGCCGGCTTTCCGGCCCGAAATACCTCTCCGGCTTCAACTGGCGCCATGTGCCGAAGCAGGCCGCCGAACGGGCGGCACGGCAGGCGGCGGGCGCCTTCTGCGAGGTCAAGGGCTGGTCGAAGGATTGGTGGCTCGTGCTGCTGGCGCGCATCGCCGCCGGGCAGCGCGTCGGGTTCGTGGTGCAGCAGGCCGATGCCGGCAAGTCGCTCTCGGTCGCGGCCAGCGAGCTTGCGGCGGCAACCAAGCGGGTTGGCGAGCTGCGTAGCTTCCTCTGCGACGGGCCGGAGATCGACGCATGGCGGCCTTGGCTGGCGGCTCGCGGCGCCCGCATCCCGGTGTTCGAGGGGAATTTCCGCGTGTTTTTGCCGGGTGAGAGGCCGCCGGAAGGGCGCAAGGATGAAGGGGATGATCATGTCCGGTTCTGAGGCGGCGAAGGTTCTGGCACGGCAGGACAAGCTGTCCCGGGCCGAAGCCCGCAGGCTGCGGCAGGAGCGGCAGGAAGCACGCGAGGCGGCAGCGCGAGCGAAGATCGAGGCCGAGCAGCAGCGGCTCGTCACCGAGGCGAAGGCGGCGCGGGAGCGGGGCGAGATCCCGAACGCGGCTCCCTCCAAGAAATGGCAACCCAAGGGCAAGGCTGGCAAGGCGCCCGTGCTGGGCGAGCGATTGGTCGACGATCCTCTCGCGATCGAACCCGGCACGAAGATGAAGGCCATCGTCAATCTCGCCGAACATCCACTCGAGATGATGCTGGCGCGGCGGCGCCTCGACCAGCCGCTCTATGAAGCCGGCGTGCGCTTCCGGCGCATCTACGAAGCAGCGGCGATCGGGCCGGGCCGGGGCATCGATCCGGCTCATATCAAGGTCGATGGCGGCAAGGCCGGCGATCCGCTGTCGGACAGCGTGGTGCATGCCCAGTTCGAGCTGAAGCGGCTGGCCCAGCAGCTCGGCCCGATCGGCGAGCGCATCGTCTCGGCCGTAGCCGGGCGCGGCATGACGATATCGGAGCTGGCCGAGCGGTGGCCGGGACCGGAGGCGACGCGCCAGAAGTTGGACTATCTGGGCATGCGGTTCCGGGAGGCACTCGACTTCCTCGCCGGCGAGGTCTGGGGCGCGAAGGGGCCGGAGCGCGGGCGCATCGTCGGCATGCGGGCCGATGTCGTGATCTACGACGAGCAGGCGGTCGCGGTGGCGAACCAATCCTATCTGCGCAAGCGTGGGATAAGCCTGTAGTATCGTCCTGGCAGATACGCCTTGACGGTTGACTACTGCGCAGTTGCGTGGCCTCTTTTGAATATCAGCACGAATCGCGCCCGCAGCCGGACACGGCCTGCGGGCGTTGTCGTTGAGGGGTATGCGTGAAGCGGATCAAGACGTTCCGGACCGCGCGCCACGTCCAGCAAGCAGCCGCCGCACAGCGTGAGTACGACCAGCGCCGGGCTCGCGAGAGCGAGACGCGCCGGCTCTATTGGACGGCGCGCTGGCGCAGGATCGCGAAGGCTCATCTCGACGAGCATCCGCTCTGCGTGATGTGCGAGGCGGAAGGTGTGATCGCGCCCGCGACCGTCTGCGACCACGTCACCCCGCATCGTGGTGATGTCGATGCGTTCTGGTCCGGCCCCTTTCAGGGCCTGTGCAAGCGGCATCACGACAGCGCGAAGCAGCGCGAGGAGCGAACGGACCGACGTCGAGGCTGACCGGGGGGGTGGTCGAAAGTGCCGGCCCCTCACCGCCTGCACCGGCCGCCCAGTGTTGTTCGTGGCGTCGCGAAATTTTCCAGCAACATTTTTTTTGAGGAGGGTGAGGTCCGCCTCGCCGCGAGAACATGGGCAGGCGTAGCGATCCACCGGCGGTCCAGAAGGCGAAGGGCTATCCCGGCCGCCGGAAGGCGCAGACGGATGCCGAGTTGAAGGCCAAGGCTTCCGGCCCTTCGGCTGAGGATCAGTTGCTGGCCAGCATGGACTTCGCCGGCCTCCGCCCCCCTCCCCGTTTCGCCCGGAAGGAGTTCAAGGAAGAACGCGACGTCTGGATGGCGGTTGTGCCTCGCCTGAAGCAGACGCTCCGGGCTTCCGCTGAGTTTCAGGCTCCGCTCGTCGCCTATTGCGATGCCGTCGCTCGATACAACCGCTCGGTGCTGGAGCTTCGCCGCAAGGGCTACACCGTCAGCGTGAAGACGGTGTCGGGCGACAGCATGATGCGCGTGAACCCGTCCGAGAAGGTGCGCCAGCAGGCCCTGGCCGAGATCCTCGCGCTGTCGGACCGCTTCGGCTTCACGCCGCGCGACAACTTCGCCCTGCTGATCGACCAGCGTCGCGTCCTCGAGGCGGGCGCCGGTCAGAGCCCGCAAGGCAATCTCGGTCTGAACGACGAGCCCGCGCCCGGCCAGACACCGGCCGCTGCGGCTGATCCGGTCGGCGGCATGGATCGCTTCGACTCGCCGCCTCCGGGCTCGCTGCCGAACTGATCACTGCCATGCAGACGAGCGGGGCGGCGGTCGCTGCGACCGGCGCGCTCTGGCCGTTGCCGGACTGGCTCGCCGAGCATGAAACCGACCCGGCCTATGGTTGGGCGATCTCGGCATGGAAGCGGGCGGCAGCGCAGAAGGGCGCGTGGTTCGATGCCCGCAAGGCCGATCTGGTCGTCGCGAACTGGCCGCGCTGGTTCAAGCTGACGGCGGATCGCTTCGCCGGCGTGCCGTTCCGGCTGCTGAAGTGGCAGGAAATCGTCGTCAGGCTGCTGGTCGGGTGGAAGCGCCCGGCGGATCACATCGATCCGCATACCGGCAAGCCGGTCGTCTACCATGTACGGGTTTTCTCGCGGCTGCTGCTTTGGGTGCCGCGCAAGAACGGCAAGAGCGAGTTCCTCGCGGCGCTTTCGCTGCTGTTCTTCGTGCATGAGCGCCTCGTCGGCTCGGAGGGCTATTGCTTCGCCCGCGACGAGGACCAGGCGAAGATCACCTTCAGCCGCATGAAGAGCATGCTGCTGAAAGACCCTCTTCTCACCGGCGGCGCGACACCCCGTGTGACGATGACGGCGAAAGGCATCTATGTCGCGGAGACCGCCAGCGGCTTCCACCTCCTCTCGGGCAAGCCGGACGGCAAGCACGGGCGCATGCCGCAGGTCATCACCGGCGACGAGATGCACGAGTGGGAAACCCGCGACCTCGAGGACAACCTCCGACAGGGCACAGGCACGAGGCTTCAGCCGGTCGAGCTCTATGCCTCGACGGCGGGGCTGAAGAGCAAGGTCGTCGGTTTCGGCCTCTGGGAGGAAACGCTCGGCATCCTCGATGGTACGATCGAGGACGGCTCGACGCTGGCGGTCATCTTCGCGGCCGATCCGGATGACGACTGGCAGGACGAAAAGATCTGGGCAAAGGCCAACCCGACGATCGGGCTGACGCCGACCTGGGATTACATCCGCAAGGAAGCCGCGAAGGCAAAGGGCAATCCCCGCGCCGAGGCGGCCTTCCGACGCTACCATCTGAACCAATGGGTCGAGCAGACGGTCCGCTGGCTCAATCGCGAGAAATGGCTTGCCTGCGCACCCGATCCGGAAGCGTGGCGGACGCGCCGCGAAGCGCTCAAGGGCCGGCACTGCCATATCGCGGTCGACGTTTCGGCGACGCAAGACATCACGGCGAAGGTCCAGATCTTCGAACCGGAGGCAGACGGCGAGCCTTATCTGCTGCTGCCGCAGTTCTGGATTCCGGAAGGCACGCTCGCCGCCCGCAAAAGGCGGGACCGGGTGACACCTTGGGCGAAATGGATCGAGATCGGCGCCCTGGAGACAACGCCGGGCGATGCCGTCGACCAGAATTTCGTGATGAAGGCGGTCAAGCAGGATCTCGACGATTTCGAGGTCGGCGCGATCGGCTTCGACCCGTGGAACGCCGCGAAGCTGATCGGCGACCTGCAGCGTGATGGTGTCGACCCGGAAGTGCTCGTCGAGATGCGGCAGGGCATCCTGACGCTGGGCGAGCCCTCCAAGGAATTCGAGCGCCTGGTCCTGACCGGGCTGATGGATCATGGCGGGCACCCCGTGCTCGCCTGGATGGCGGGGCATGTCCAAGTGCGCTTCGACGAAAACATGAATTTCATGCCGGCTCGCAAGCGCTCGGCCGACAAGATCGACGGCATCGTCGCGTCAGTGATGGCGCTCGGGCTGACGATGGGCGAGCGCGAAGACGACAGCCTCGACGCCTATCTCGCGAGCCTGAGGAAATCCGCGTGAGCCTGCTGCGCAGGGTGGTCGGGTTCTTCACCGCGCCGCGCCGGCTTGACCTGCGCGACCCGGCGGGGTGGTCGGGGCTCGATGGCGACCTCGGCGAGTCCGTGACGGAATCGTCGGTCCTCGGCCAATCGGCCGCCTGGGCGTGCCTCAACCTGCTTGTCGGCACGGCGGCGTCGCTACCTCTGATGGTCTATCGCGATCTGCCGAACGGCGGTCGCGAGGTCGCGCGGGATCATGCGCTTTACCGGATCCTGCACGACAGCCCGAACAGCGAGCAGACCTCGCTCGATTTCCTCGAGCAGATCTGCCTGTCGCTGGAACTGCGCGGCAACGGCTATGCCGAGATCGACCGGATCGGCGACAGGATCGTCGCGCTGACACCGATTCATCCCGACGTGATGACCGTGCGTCGGGATTCCTCCGGCGACCTCGCCTATCGCTGGCGCGACCAGGCCGGCCGCTACCAGAGCGGCGGCCAGCGCGAGATCTTGCATATCCGCGGCTTCGGTGGCGATCCGCTGGGCGGCATCTCGACGCTGACCCATGCTCGCAAGGTCTTCGGCCTCGGCGCGTCGATCAACCGGGCGGCGTTGCGGACCTTCGTCAACGGGCTTCGCCCATCGGGCATCCTGTCATTCGAGAAGACCTTCAAGACACCAGAGCAGCGCGACGAGCTGGAGCGCCTGCTCGTCGAGAAATTCGCCGGCGCGATGAACGCCGGCCGGCCCATGGTTCTGGAGGCCGGCGGCAAGTGGGAGCAGCTGACCTTCAATCCCGAAGAAGCGCAGATGCTCCAGTCGCGCGCCTTCTCGGTCGAGGAGATCGCCCGCATCTTCGGCGTACCGCCGCACATGATTGGCCACACGGCCGGCAACACGAAGCTTGGCTCCTCGATCGCCGACATGACCGAGGGCTTCACGAAATACAGCCTGCGCCGCCGCCTCAGCCGGATCGAAAAGGCCCTGATGCAGCAGTTGCTCTCGCCTGCTGATAGGGCGGCCGGCGTGATCATCGAGTTCAACCTCGAGGGGCTGCTGCGCGGAGCGAGCGAAGCTCGGGCGCGATTCTATCAGCTCATGCTGCAGGCGGGCGTCATGACCATCAACGAGGTCCGCGCGCTGGAAAATCTGCCGCCCGTGGAAGGTGGCGACGTTCCCCGCATGCAGTCGCAGAACATTCCGATCACGCAGGCCCCGGGTCTTTCCACGCAGATCGGCCACAACGGCGGCCCGCCGCTGGAGGATGACAATGCTCAAAACGCATGATTTCGCGCTGGAGACGAAGGCTGTCGGTGACGAAGGTCAGGTCGAGGGCCTTGCCGTAGGTTACGGCAACCTCGATCGGGGCGGAGATATCGTCCTGCCAGGTGCCATTACTGCTTCGATCGGCAGGAAATCCGCCTTGCCGATGCTGATGTATCACGATCAGAAGCGACCGGTCGGCGTGTGGAACTCGTTCACCGAAGTTTCCGATGGCCTGCTGGTCAAAGGCCGGTTCTCGATGTCCACTGAACTCGGTCGGGAGGCGCATGCGCTGGTCAAGGATGGCGCGTTGCGGGGCCTGTCTATGGGGTTCAAGCCCTTGAAAGAGAAGCAAGTCGGCCGCGCAAACCACCTGATCGAGGTGGATCTGCACGAGATCAGCCTCTGCACGATCCCCATGAACGAGAAGACGCTGATCACTGACGTCAAATCCATCTTGGACGCCGGCAAGCTGCCGACGATCCGCGAATTCGAGGAGTTCCTGCGGGATGCAGGCGGCTTCTCCAAAAGCCTTGCCGCGGCGCTCGCGGGCAAGGCGGCGCCGCATCTTCGGGGGGAGCCCGAGGCGAAGGCGAACGAGCCGGCCGCATTCCTGCGCGCCCTGCTCAATCAAGGCTGATCCTCAACCCCTGAACGGAGAACAACATGACCCGTATCCTGTCGCTTCTGGCGATCGGGCTGCTGGCGCTCGCCGCCATGACGCCCGTCGAAGCCCATGCCTCGGTCGGCGCACTCGCTTCGACCACCTCCCTCGTGCCGGCCGTCATGGTCGGCGCGGCGACCGTCGCCCGCCTGCTGGCCGTGTCCGGCCCGCGCGCCTTCCGCCCCTGCATCATGTTCGACAAGCCCGAGAGTGGTGGCCTCGACGGCAAGTCCGTCGAAGAACTCGCGGCCGGCGTGAAGAAGATGGTCGAGGAGGCCGTCGGCAAGGTCAAGGAAATCGCGGAGGAGGCCCTTGGCAAAGCCAAGTCCGGTGAGCAGATCTCCGACGCCACCAAGACGAAAGCCGACGAGGCGCTCGTCAAGATGAATACGCTGACCGAGCAGCTCGCCACGCTCGAGCAGACCGTGGCGAAGCAGAAGAAGGGTGGCGGCGATGATCGGCAGAAGTCGCTCGGCGAACAGTTCATCGAGGGCGACGGCTTCAAGAGCTTTCAGGACAGCGGCTTCAGCAAGTCGGCGCGTGGCGGCGATCTCAAGGTCAAGGCAACCCTGACCTCGGCCACGACCGACGCCGCCGGTTCCGTGGGTGACGCGGTCCAGACCACGCGCCTGCCCGGCATTCTGGAGCTGCCCCAGCGACGGATGACGGTTCGGGACCTGATCTCGCCCGGCCAGATGGATGGCTCGACGCTCGAATACGTGGTCGAGACCGGCTTCACCAACAACGCCGGCATGGTGGCAGAAGCGGCGGCAAAGCCGTCCTCCGACATCAAGCTCGATCTGCGCTCGACCTCGGCCAAGGTCATCGCGCACTGGATGAAGGCTTCCAAGCAGATCCTGTCCGACGTCAGTCAGCTGCGCTCGATGATCGACCAGCGCCTGCTTTATGGCCTCGCTTTCAAGGAAGAACAGCAGCTCCTGTCCGGCGACGGCACCGGCCAGAATCTGTATGGCATCATCCCTCAGGCGACGGCCTACGCCGCCCCGGTCTCGCTCGCTGGCCTGACGATGATCGACGTGCTGCGGCTCGCGATGCTTCAGGCTGCCCTGGCGGAGTATCCGGCAACCGGTCACGTCCTCAACCCGATCGACTGGACTGCGATCGAGCTGCAGAAGGACGATATCGGCCGTTACATCATCGGCAATCCGCAGGGCGGCACGGCGCCGACGCTCTGGCGCCTGCCCGTGGTCGAGACCCAGGCGATGACCGTGCGCAAATTCCTGACCGGTGCCTTCAAGCTCGGCGCGCAGCTCTTCGACCGTTGGGAAAGTCGCATCGAGGCCGGCTACGAAAACGACGACTTCACGAAGAACCTGGTGACCATCCTCGGCGAGGAGCGGCTCGCCCTCGCCGTGTACCGACCGGAAGCCTTCATCTACGGCGACTTCGACGTCGCCCTCGGCGCCTGATCTCGCTTCAGCTGAGCAAGGGCGGCGCGCTCCGGCGCGCCGCCTCTCTGAGCCGAAGGAGAGAGCCATGACGAGCAAGCTGCAGAATTACCGCGTGCTGCGCGGGCATGAGGGCGACCGCACCTACGCGGAAGGCGAAACCCGACAAGCCGATCCGAATGCGGTCGGCCATCTCGTCGGGCGTGTTCTGGAGCCGATGCCAGGCGGTCGAAAGGCGGAGCCTGCCCCGCGGAACAAGGCCGAAGGCGCCGCTCCGGCGAACAAGGCCTCCACCGGCCGCAAGGCCAAGCAAGGGCCGTCAGGTCCGCTATAGGAGAGCAAGCCGATGAAGCGCTACAAAGTTTCCGTCACCACGGCTGCCGATGGTTCGGCCGTGGCCTATTCGCCCCGAATTTCGGGCGAAATCCACCAGATCGAGTATGTGAAGGACACGGCCTCCGCCGGCGCCAACGCCTTTGCCAATGGTGTCGACTTCGCCGTGACCGGAGAGGCGACCGGCATCAGCCTCTGGGCGGAGAACGACGTCAATGCCTCGGCGGTTCGCGCGCCGCGCCAGCCGACGCATTCGCAGGTTGGCGCCCCCTCCCTCTATGCCGCCGGCGGCACGGCCGTGCAGGCGCGCATCGCGCTCGCCAACGATCGGGTGAAAATCTCGGTCGCGTCCGGTGGAAACGCCAAGGTCGGCGCCTTCCACATTCTGGTGGCCTGATACCGATGCTCTGCCTTCCGCCTGCGCTGGTGACACCGCCGGATGGGATGCCGGTCAGCCTCGCGCGGGCGAAGGCGCATCTGCGTGTGGACCATAGCGAGGATGACGACCTGATCACGGCGGCCATTGCCGCCGCGGTCAACCATCTCGACGGCTATGGCGGCATTCTCGGCCGGGCGCTAATGCCGCAGACCTGGTGCGAGTACGGCGCCTTCTGGCCGGCTTCGCGTGCGATCGAGTTGCGTCTCGCGCCGGTCGCCTCGATCGTCGAGGTGAAGGCGCGCGCCGCCGATGGCGCGGATGTCGTTCTGGACCCGGTTTTCTATCGGCTGCTTGCCGGCAGGGCCTCACGCCCGATCGTCCTCTTCGGTATCGATGCTGCTTTGCCGGATCTCGCCAAGGCGCCCGACGCGCTCGCGATCAGCTATGCCGCCGGCTATCCGCTCGATGGCGACGACAAGCCGACCGTGCCGGCCGCGCTCCAGAGCGCCATCCTGCTCATGGTCGGCGATCTCTACCGCTTCCGCGACAGCGTCCAGATCGGCTCCTCCAGCGCCGTGCCGATGTCGACCACGGTCGACCGGCTGATCGCGCCCTTCCGCCGGTATCAGATCTGATGCTCGGCGCCGGACAACGCGCCTTCCGCGTCCGCTTCGAGCGGATGCCGCGTGGTGCCGATGACGGTGCCGGCAATGTGCAGCGCCTGCCCTGGGTCGGGCTCGTCACCTGCTGGGCCGGCTTCAAGCCGCAGTTCGGGCGCGAGCAGCTCGCAGCGGGCCGGCTGGAAAGCATGATGAAGGGCGTCTTGACCGTGCTCGCTTTTGCCGAGACGCGCTCGGTGACGGCCGAGGACCGCGTGGTTTTCGTCACCGGCCCCTATGCCGGCAAGGAATGCCAGATCCGTTCGATCGTGCCGACGCCGGATGCGCGGGAGATCGAGTTCACCCTCGAACATGGTGTTGCGACATGAGCCGCGAAACCTTCGCGCTTGCCCGACGGATTGCTCGCCAGTTGCGGTCGAAGTCCGTTCCTGTCGTTCTTGCTGCCGTTGACCATGCTGGAGGCAGCACCGACCGAGATACCCTGCTCCAGTCCATCACGGTGATGGGAGCGGCCTTTATTTCGGCGGGCTGGAAGCCGCGCGTGCGCGTCCCCTACGGCCGCCGCCAGTGGTCGCTCTAGTGCCCCGCGTCACCTTCATCCGAGATTTCGACTGCCACGCCAAGCCCGGCGTCTTCATCGCCTACAAGGCGGGAGGGCCGAAGCTGATCCCCCAGGCCCATGCCGCGCGCGCCCGCGCCGCCGGAGTGCTTCTCGATGCCCAGCCCGAAGACTGCAGCCTCGCTGTCGCGCCTGCGCAGGCGCCTGGAGAAGGTACCGCTGCAGGTGCGGGCGGCTGCGGCGGCGGAAGCGCTGCTGCGGGCGCGGCAGCTCGGCCGCGCGATCCAGTCGGCGGCGCCGAAGGATGAGGGCAAGTTGAAGGAGTCGGTGCGCATCGAGCCCGGCAGGTTCGGCGACCGCTTCTATGTGAAGGCCGGCGGCCTCCTCACCACGCGGCCCGTACGCGAGGGCATAAGCGCCACCTATGACTATGCGCTGGCCGTCGAGCACGGCACGCAGAAGATGAAGGCGCAGCCCTTCTTCTATCCGACCTATCGGCTGCTGCGGAAGGATATCCGCCGCGGCATCATCGACGCGGCGAAACGCGCGGCGAAGCTCCAAGGTCCGGCCTGATGGGCGACCCGTCGCTCGCCCTGCAGATTGCCATCAATCTGCGCTTGCGGACCGATATCGCCGCCGTCGACAGCCGAGTCTTCGATCGTGTGCCCGCCGATGTCGCCTTCCCCTATATCGAGCTGGGCGAGTTCCAGACGCTCGATGACGGGGCGCAGTGCCATGACGGCATGGAGGTCTTCGCGACACTCCATGTCTGGTCGCGCGCGATCGGGCAGGTCGAGGTCAAGACGATCGCCGGCGCCGCGCGCGGCTCGATCCATGAGGCCGAGCTCGATCTCGGCGCCGCCTGGCAGTTCCTCGAAATCGCGCATCAGGACACGCGATATCTGAAAGACCCGGATGGCGTCACCAGCCATGCCGTCCTGACGTTCAAGGCGCTCGTCGCCGCAGCCTGACACCCAGCAACGGAGGCCATCATGGCACAGCCGACCGTCCTGCCTTTCGGCAAGGGCCTGTTCTTCCTTGGCGACGGCGCGCTCGTCGACGAGGCGTTCCAGAAGATCTGCGGCTTCAACAGCATGTCGCTGCAGATCCAGAAGGACACCAACGACGTCACCATTCCGGATTGCGACGATCCCGACGCGCCGGCCTGGAAGGCGACGGACGTGCTCAACATGTCCTGGACCATGAGCTTCGAGGGCGTGATGGCGAAGGAGGCCGAGCCTTTGCTCTGGGCTGGCTCGAATCGCGGCATCTCGACCAATGTGCGTCAGCGCCTGCTCGGCTTCGGCACCGGCGCCGGCACGCCCGATCTCGAATTCTCCGGCAAAGGCCATGTCTCGCATGAGATCACCGGCCAGCGCGGGAACAAATGGGAGGTCAAGGTCACCGTGGTCGGTGACGGCGCCCTCGCCCGCGCCAGCGTGGCGGCGCTCGCGCCATGAGCCGCTGCCGCATCGATCTGGAGTGGGCGGACGGGGTATATCCGTTCTGCCTGCCGCTCGCGCAGCTCGAGGAGCTGCAGACGCTGTGCGAGGCCGGGCCGCTCGTTATTGCGCGGCGCCTCGAGGCGGGCGAATGGACGCATCGCGACATCTACCAAACGATCCGTCTCGGGCTGATCGGCGGCGGGATGACGCCGATCGAGGCGATGAGGAAGTGCAAGCTCTACGTGCTGGAGCGGCCCTGGCTCGAAAACATCCCGTGCGCGGTGGCCATCCTGCAGGTCACGCTGATCGGAAAGCCGGACGAGCCCGTGGGAAAATCCTCGGCGGTCGAGAGGGAGAGCGATCCGGCCGCCGAGACGGAAAGCTCGATTTCCGCGACATCTACGGCTTCGGCGTCGTGATGGGATTCACGCCCGAGCAGGTCGGGCGGATGTCGCTTTGGCAGTTCTTCGCCTGCGGCGATGGTTGGGCACGAGCGAACGTGCCGGAGGCGGGCTCCCGCTCCAATGACGATGCCGATTACAGTGAGATCGAGGCCATCCTCGACGCTGCGCCGGACTTCATCTCCTAGACGGGCGAAGCTCGCTCCGCGCTCGTGGCATGGCAGCCAACGCGATCGGCCTCCTGATCGACGAAGCCGAAGTTGATCTCACGCACGGTGACTGCCTTCTTGGGCGGAAACTCCCGATAGGCCGTTCGGCTGGCTTGGCCGACCTTAGTGCCGCTGCGACCGAAGAATTCGCAGAGGATGACGGCGTCCTTCAGCCAGATGTCCGATGTGTTTCGCACGGTCAGCGTCAGAACAGCGACGCTGCTCATGCGCGACGCCTTGCCTTGGACCTTCATCTCAAGGTGGTCGGCGAGGCGCATCGATTCTGGAATGACCGTGGGAGTCTGCGCCTGGGCAGGGGCAAATGCCGGGGCCCGACTCTGGCTGTTGGATGGCTGTCGGTCGATGGATGCAACAATGCCGATCAGGCCAAGAAAGCCGATGCAAAGCCATCCGATAAGCTTGGCGATCATCCCCATTGCATCACCCGTCCGCCCCGTGCGGACCACCAATCCAACACAATTCCCTCCGGAACAAGCCCATGAGCAATGATCTCGTCATCAGCGTCGGCGGCTCTATCCGCGATCTTGAGCGGCAACTGAAGTCAGCCGCTGACGTCGCGGCTCAACGTGCCGATGAGATCGAGAATGAGTTCAAGCGACGCAATCCGTCCTTTGCAGGTGATTTCGGGCTAGGAGTCCTGAAAGGTGCGATCGCGGCCCTCTCCTTCGAAAAGATCGTCAGCGGCATCGCCGCCGCCACCCGGGAGATCGCCTCCTTCGCCGATACCGCCCGCCGCGCCGGCATCGAGGTGGAACGCCTGCAGTCGTTGCGGCTCGCGGCGGGAGCCAAAGGCGTTGAGGGCAAGACCTTCGATGCTGGCGTCGAGGGCTTGGCCAAAGCACTCAACGACACGAAGAACGGCGAAAATGAGCTGTCCAAGCTGCTCGACGCGAATGGCATCAAGTACAAGGACCGCAAGGGCGACATCATCTCGACCAATGAAGCCTTGGCCGTCGCCGCCGATCTGATTTCGCGCGCAGCCTCTGAGCAGGACAAGATCGCCATCGCCGAAAAGCTCGGCATCCCGAGGGATTTCGTCCCTTTGCTGGAGGGCGGCGCGGATGCGCTGAATCGCTTGGCGGAGGAGGCCAGTAAGGCCGGAGTCATCCTCGACGCCGACGTCGTTCGTCGCGCGAAGGAGTTCGACGACGCTTGGAGCGCGGCCTGGAGCAGCTTTGTCACGAACACGAAGGCTTCTGTCGCTGAAGCCGCGACCGGCTTGGCAGGGCTGATCAAGCAGGCGATCGAGCTGCAGCAACGCGTCGAGACCGCGCGGGGGGCGGGCTCGGCTCTTGGTAAGACGATCGCGACGCTGGCGGCAGGCGGAGAGCCGACAACCGCTCCGCTTCCCCCGGCCCGCCCCGATGGCACGCCCACCAATGCCCCGCTTCCGCCTGCGCGGCCCGGTCGAGGCCACATCGGTTCCGATGTGACGCGCATTCCCGCTTCAAAATCCGGCGGCGGGGGCGGTGGCGGCAAGTCCGAGGAGGAGCAGGCGCAGGATCGGCTCGACCGTTATATCGAGACGCTGATGCGCCAGAATTCGGTGCTCGACGCGCAGATCGCCACCTTCGGCCGCTCCAATGCCGAGAAGCGCGCCGCGGTCGAGTTGGCGAAGGCGCAGGTCGATCTCGGCAAGCTCGACGAGGATTCGCGCGCCAAGGTCATCGCCAGCCTGACGAAGGAGATCCAGCTTTCCGAGCAGAAGCGGACGCAGCTCGAAAGCCTGAAGCAGACGCAGAAGGGCCTCGTCGACGCGCAGAAGTTCTTCGGCGAAGCGGTGACCGACGGTCTGACCGACATGATCGTCAACGGTGCCAAGGCGCAGGACGTGCTGAAGAACCTGACCGCGACGCTGATCAAGGCGACGCTGCAGGCGGCCCTGCTCGGCAACGGGCCGCTCGCCGGCATCTTCGGCACCGCCGGGACCAACGGCAATCTCGGCGGCATCTTCGGGCTGCTCGGCGGGCTGAAATTCGCCTCGGGCGGCTTCGTCTCCGGGCCGGGCTCGAACCGCAGCGATTCCGTGCCCGCGCGGCTCTCCAATGGGGAGTTCGTCGTCAATGCCGGCGCCACCCGCAAGCATCGCGACCTGCTCGAGGCGATCAACAATGGCCGCGTGCCGATGATGGCGGCGGGTGGCCTAGTCGGGAGCCTGCCGGCGATCGCGCCGCGTGCCGGCTCTGGCGGTGGCCTCATCGTCAATGTGCAGAACAACACGCCGGCGCAGGTCGAGACCAAGCCGCGCAGCGACGGGGGCGTCGATATGATCATCCGGCAGGTCGAGGGCGCGATGGCGCAGCGCTTCGTGCGCGGGCAAGGCTCGCTCTCGCAGGCCTTCGGCGCCGTGCAGAACGGCCGGCAGTACCGGGGCTGAGATGGCGCTCGCAGCATGGCCAAGCCAGGTGCCGGCCCGGCCGGTGCTTTCCGGCGCGCAGGTCGGCGCATCCTATGGCGAACCGATCCGGAGCGAGACCGCGGGCGGGCCGCCGCTGGTGCGCCCGCGCCCTGGGCCGCGCGTCACCGAGATTCCCTTCGTCTCGACGATGTGGACGCGCGCAGAATGGGCGGCTTTCGAGCAGTTCGCGCGCGACACGCTGTTTCGCGGCACGCAACCCTTCCGCATGCCAGTGTTCCGGCCGGATGGCGGCATGGTGATGCGCATCTGCCAGATCAGCGATGGCAAGTGGTCGACCGACATGTCGGCGGTCTCGCGCTACCGCGTCTCCTTCACCCTGATCGTCTTCAACTGGTGAAGCGATGAGTGTTTCGGCCGCGCTTGCGGAGGCCTGGGCGTCGAACGACGTCTCGGGCGATCTGCTCTACACCCTTGAGATCGACCACATCTCCTTCGAGACGCCGCTGCGCTTCGTGCAGGGCACGCGGGTGCCTGAGCTTTACGAGACGGTCTCTTTGCCGGTCGCTGGCAATCCCGCCGCCGTCTTCACCGTGGTCGACTTCTCCTGGCAGCGGCCGGGGCAGGAAGAAGGCGGCGTGACCAAGGCTCGCATCCGCATCGACAATGTCAGCCGCCAGATCCAGGAGGCGTTGAAGGCGGCGGTGTCGGCCGACACGCCCTTCAGCGTGATCTACCGGGAATATTCGTCGAAGGACCCGAACCATCCGGAGGTCTTCGACGGGCTGCGCATGCGCTCGGCCAATCTCACCGCTACCTCCGCCACGGGCGAGCTCGGCTATGAGGAGATCGAGCTCAAGGGCTTCCCGGCACGGACTTACAGCAGCGACCTCTATTCGGCGCTTTACGGGCAATAGCGATGATCGAACCGCGTTTCAGCGATGGCCTCCCGCCCGATGGTGCGGAGGGGCTTTTCCTTGCCTGCGATTCCGCCGGCGGCCTGTGGCTGCTGCGCTGGGAGCCGACACGCTCGGCCTTCGCCGCGCTCGGCTGGCCCTCGGCCGGCCACCCCGAGCAGCGCCCGGTCCGGGATTATGCGGGGTGGCTGATCACCGGCCACCAGGCGATCGAATGGACGCCGCCGGCGCCTCTCGAGGATGCCAGCTGGGCTGAAGTGGACCATGACGGACCCGCCGCGCTGCCGGCGCCGGAGGCGTGATGGACGCGGCGGCCTTCGTCAACAGCGTCATCAGCCGGCCCTGGCAGGCCGATGGCCTGCATTGCTGGGAGCTGACGCGGCTGTGCCAGCGCGAGGTCTTCGGGCGCGATCTGCCGGCTGTGCTCGTGGCGCCCGAAAGCCTCCTCGCCAAGGTGCGGCTGATGCGCCGGCGCCATGATTTCGAGGGCTGGACCGTGAGCAATCGGCCTTGCCATGGCGCGGTCTGCTTCCTCACCCGCAAGGGTCATGGCGACGCCGATGCCGCCTGCCATTCCGGCACCTGGCTCGCGCTCGATGGTCCCGGCGCCCTTCTCCATGTCGACCACCCGCAGGGCGTCGCCTTCGAAAGCCTCGCCGAGCTGAAGCTGCGCAACTGGTCCGAACCGAGCTTCCATATCCCGATCCGATGACGAACATCCTCTTCCAGCGCTGCGACGGAAAGCCCGCCGGCTCTCCGATCGAGCTTCCGCGCGCGCGCCGCCGGCTTTCGGCGCTCGTGCGCCGCCATGCCGATCACAGCCGGCTCCATATCGTCAGCGTGCATCGCCGCGGCGAATTGCCGGTTGTCACCGACATGTCCGTCAGGCTGCGCCGGCACTGGTCGCGCACGTTGGTCGGGCCGCGCGACATCGTCCTGATCACCTATCTGCCGCGCGGCGGTGGCAGCGCCTCCGGCTCGTCGCGCGGCGGCAAGGGCGCCTCGATCGGCCTGTTGGTTGCGACGATCGCGCTGGCGGCGGTCGGCCAGTTCTGGGCGATCGGCGCCATTGCGCCGCTGGTCGGCGGCAGCATGGCGGTTGCCGGCACGATCTGGGCCGGCGTCGCGGCGACCGCGCTGGCCGGCGGCGCCTATCTGATGTCGCGTGCGACGAAGTCGAAGGCCAACAAGACCGATGACCGGCCGGTCTACGGCGTCAGCGGCGGCGGCAACCTGCCGCGCTCGGGCGATCGCATCCCGGTGATCTATGGCCGCTGCTGGACCTCGCCGGACCTCTCGCAGCCCGATTACACGGTCTATGTCGGCGATGACAGCCAGGAGCTCTACAAGCGCCTGACTGTCGGCTGCGGCAAATATCTGGTGAAGACCATCCGCGTCGCCGGGGCAGTGATGTGGACGCCTGAAGGTGGCATCACCCCGCCCTTCACCGGCTCGCAGATCGAGGTCATCAATCCCGGCACGGTCTCGGGTCTCGTTCCCGGGCAGGTCGCCAGCATTGCCGCCATCGGCAGCAACCAGCTTCCCTATGTCGACGACACGCCGAGCTTCGCCGGCCCCTTCAGCTTCGGGCCGGGCGCGCCGGCGCAGCGCGTCATCCAGATCGACTTCTCCTTGCCGGAGGGCTGCTTCGCCATCGTCAAGGGCGGCAAGTATGACGGCAAGCAATACGGCACGACCTGGGGCGTGCTGTTCGAATACGCGCCCTGCGATCTCGATGGCAATCCGACCGGCCCCTTCCAGACGCTCTGGACCGAGGGCGGCAGCAACGTGCTCTCGACGCGGCCGATGCGCTTCACGCGCTTCACCGCCATCCCGGCGGAAGGGCAGTACACCTACCGTGCGCGCAACATCGGCGCGCCGAAGGAAGGCCACCACGAGGCCGGTTTCATCGCGGAGGTGACCAACACGGTGAGATGGGAGGGCTTGCGCACCCATATTCCGCAAGCGGCGGTGCGTCCCGGCATCACCGAGCTGGCGATGAAGATCCATGCCGGGCCGGAGCTTGCCGTCACCTCCTTCGGCGATGTCGAGGTCGAGGTCTCGCGCATCCTGCCGGTCTGGGACGGCGCGGGCTGGACCGAACAGGAAACGCAAAGCGCGGCCTGGGCGGCGGTCGATGCCATGCGCGACGGGCTGCATGGCGGCGGCATCGCCGAAAGCGCGATCGAGCTGTCGACCTTCCGGCACTATGCGACGGCCGGAGCGCCCTTCAACACCTTCTCCGGCATCCTGCGCGGGCCGGTTTCGCTCTATGAGGCGCTCTCCACGATCCTCGGTGCCATGCGGGCCTCACCGCTGCGGCTGGGCCGTGCCTGGACCATGGTTCGAGACGAGCCGCAGGCGGTGCGCAAGCATGTCATCAGCCGCCGGCGCATCCTGAAGGATACAACCGGGATCGAGTTCAACCTCGACCTGTCGGACGGCTCCGCCGACATCGTCGTCGAATGGTACACGGGCGGCGATCCGAAGCGCCTGCGCACGCATCGCGTCACCTTCGGCTCGCAGACGCCGAACCCGCGCCGCATGCAGGCTTTCGGCGCGACCTCAGCCGAGCATGCGATCCATCTCGCGACCTGGGCCGCGGCCATCGCCTATTTCCGCCGGCAGAAGCGCAGCTTCACCATGGAATTCGCCGGGCGGATGCTGAAGCCGAACGACTCGGCGCTGGTCGATGCCTGGTTCTTCGACCCGCTCGAAAGCCCCGGCATCGTTGACGCGGAGATCGACCGCGAGGCCGGGCGCTTCGCTGTGATCATCGACAGCGAGGTCAGGCTGCCGGAGGCGCCCTTCGCCTATCTGCGCGGGCGCGACGGTCTGGAATGGGGGCCGGTCGGCATCAGCCGCGACGGCGAATGGCTGCTGCTCAATGCCGAGGACGTCGAGCAGGCGGAATCCCTCACCGGCCTCGCGCTCGAGCAGGTGCTCAACACGCAAACGCAGAGCTTCACCGACCTCGTCATCGGCACCTTGCCGACGTTGCAGGAAGCCTGGCTGATCCGCTCGATCCAGTTCGACGGCGAGACGCGGGTCAATCTCGCGGCGGTGCAGGATGCGCCGGAGGTCTGGACGGCTCTGGCCGAGCCGATCGTGCCGCCGCCGCCTCCGCCCTCCTCCGGGCTCGAAAACGAGGCCTCGGCGACGCTCGCCTATGTGCAGGGCAAGGCGGTGCAGCAGGGCGCCGCGGTCTATATGCGCTGGGCGGTC